CCGCCGAGAACCCGCCCGCCGTGGGTGACAAGCCCGCGCCGACGATGAACCCGACCGACAAGACACCCGCGACGAACAAGACGTCAACGATGATCGATGGGGTGTTCCAACAGTTGTCGACGGAACTACAAAACGGTCTCAACTCTCTCGCCACTGACCCCACCGACGCCGTTGACCCGACCGATGCCGTGGGTAACGTCGACCCCGACGCGGTCTGCGCGACTCCTGGTTGCGGGCACGTTGCCTCCGTCCACACCGACGACGGAACGGGCGAGAACACGGGAGCGTGCACGACGCCAGGCTGTGACTGCGACCAGATGACGTTCATGTCCAATGCGAACAACCCTGGCGTCCAGGGCGACGACGATTCTGACGCAGAACCTGGCGGTCTGGACGAGCCCGTTGGGCCGGTTTCGGCTTCCACCAAGGCCCAGTTCTTCGGCTTCATCGAGGACTTGCTCGACCCCGGCATGGCGCCGATCGTGATGCCGCCACCCGCGATGCAGCCCGCTCAGCCCGTCGATATGCCCAAGATCCAACCTGCGAACTCCGACCTCAACGCACGACCCGTCGTGCCCGGTGCCGAGGTCATGGGTGCGCCGTTCGTCATCCCCGTCGGGATCATCGAGGGCCAGGCGACCGACGACGGGCGTTCGGTGGCCGTGGATTCAACCTCGTGGCTTTCCATGCCGCTGCCCTTGATGGGCCAGGACACCTCGACGCACGACCCGACGGGCATGGACCAGAACGCACCTGCGGTTCTCTGCGGTCGCATCGACTCGGTCGAGCGAGTACCCGGCGAGCAGGGAACTCAACTGATCATGGCTAAGGGCTTCTTCCTACCTGATGCGGACGGCCAGAAGTTCCAGGACAAGGTCGAAGCGATGGGCGCTATCGGCGTCTCTGCCGACCTCAAGGTGTTCGACTCTATCATTATGCCCGGTGAGTTGGACGACTTCGGCTTCCCGATCGACACGTCGCCCGTCACCGAAGTCGTGACCGAGGGCGAGTTGGCGGGCTTCACGATCGTCGTCCCATCTCCCGCGTTCCCACAGTGCTACATCCAGATCGACGACGGCTCGGCGAACAAGGCTCCCATCCCTGTTCAGACGCCCGATCAGGAACCCATCGCCGCGTCGTACGGGATTCACTTCATGCAGGTCGTGCGTAACGGGGAGGATCGAGCGAAGTGTGTTCCGTGCGGCGACGGCGACGTGGTACTTGAGGCCGAAACGATCGTGGCGGGTGCTGCGCCCGTTGACGTGCCGATGCGACCGCCTAAGGCGTGGTTCGATAACCCGGGCTTCTACTCAGGCGACGACCGACTGGTCGAGATTTTCACGGGTCGCGGAACGAAGAAACTGGGCGGAACGTACGCCTGTCCTCTCACGATCACCGACGAGGGCCAGGTGTTCGGCCACATCGCACCCTGGGGCGTATGTCACACCGGCTACAAGGGCAAGTGCGTCACCGCACCCCACTCGAACATGAACTACAGCCAGTTCATGCGCGCTGGCCAACAGTTGATCACCGCCGAAGGCGAGCGCGTTCGGGTCGGCCCGTTGACGTTCGCCACCGGTCACGCCGACCTGGACGGGAAACTCTCCGCGCGAGACGTCATCAGCCACTACGACAACACCGGCACCGTTTGGGCCGACGTCGTGGCGGGCGAGGACGAGTTCGGCATCTGGATCGCGGGTGCGCTGCGCCCGAACCTGAACCAACTCCAACTTCGTCAGGTCATGGCCGCTTCTCCCTCGGGCGACTGGCGCGAAGTCGAAGACGGGCTAGAGCTCATGGCCGTTCTACAGGTCAACCAGCCAGGCTTCCCGATCGCACTCGTGAGCGACGGTCAGGTGCGCGCGGTTGTGGCTGCGGGCGCAATGACGATGCGCTTGGCGCGCGAGGCTGAAGAGTCGTTGGAGGACGTTCGCACCGAGCAGATGTCCTTTGCGGATAGGGAAATCCGTCGCATCGTGTACGCGAGTTCGTCCGCTCGGCTCGATACGTTCACCCGCATGCTCTACGACGAGTCGATCGAGAAACTCGACGCGCTCGCTCTGGCCTAAAAGTTTTCGGGGAATATCCACCACGAATACACCTTGCACTCACTAGTATTCGGTTTCAGTAAATCGAAGTCGGTCGTAAACCCTCCGACAGAGAGTGCCGATGAACTCGGTTCCTGCGTCGATTTTCTCGACGCCCGAGAAAACAAGGAACCGAAAAATGAGCCTTCTCCAGAAGATCCGCGAGGCATTCGCCAAACTGGGTGAACTGACCCCCGAGCAGTTGAGCGAACTGCGCGCCGACATCGTCAAGTGCCGCAAGGAACTCGACACGGGCAACGCGGTTGCCGACGCCGAGGCGTTGAGCGAACTCGCCGACATCGGAGAAGGTGTCATCAACCGCCTCGAAGCGATCAAGCAAGAAGAGGCCGAAGCCGAGGCGCGTGCCCAGGCCGCTCGTGATCGTCTGAACGCTCTGGACGAGGGTGACGAGACCGAAGCCGACCCCGCCGACACGTCAGCGACCGACCCCGAGACCGAGGCGACCGAGCCGACTGCGACGGACGCCCTACCCATCGCGGCTGGTGGCAAGGGCTTTAAGTCCACGCCACGCCAGATGAAGGGGGACACCTCGGTCAGCCCCGAGTTGGCCGCAACCGAGCCGAGCGTTCGCATTGTCGCCTCGAGCGGACTGCCCGGCAAGAACTACGGAGACGAGTTCAACGACAAGATGGACCTGGCGCGAGTCATGTCCAGCAAGCTCACGCGCATGGACCGCCGTTCGGCCAACGGTCGTGCGGAAATCGCCTCAATCTCGTGGGACCACCTGTACCCCGACGAGAAGCGCCTCACGATGGGCGTCGACTCACTCGCCGCCGCTTCGGCCAACACGCGCAAGTTGCGTCTGGGCTTTGAGAAGATCAAGAAGGGCGGACTCGCCCCCATCGCCGCTTCCGGTGGTGTGCCACTGCCCACGAACATCGACTACGCGATGGACACCTGGGCCTCGGCGGAGCGTCCGGTGCGCGCGGGCCTCGACTCCTACGCCGTTGACCGCGGTGGTCTGCTCTACCGTCAGCCCCCGACTCTGGCGGCTTTGGCGGACGCCACGACCATCTGGACGAATGCGAACGACATCGACCCGACCGACCCGACCACCAAGCCGGTTCTCCAGGTCGTCGCCCAGGACACGACTCAGGTGTTCATCTCAGCCGTTCCGACCCGTCTGGGCTTCGGTAACCTCATGGGTCAGTTCGACCCCGAGACGATCGCGGCGAACACGGACCTGGCCATCGCGGCGGCTGCCCGCATCGCCGAGACGAACCTGATCAACACGATCGCGGGCTTCTCGGTCAACCCGAGCGCCACGCCTCAGGTGATGGGTGCCTCGCGCGACCTCGTTCAGGCGATCATCCAGGTCTGTGCGGCGTACCGCTTCCAGTACCGCCTCGACCGCGATCTGACCTTGTCGATCCTGCTCCCCTCGTGGGCGATGGACCTCTTCAAGGCCGACCGTGTCTGGGAACTTGCGCACGACTCGGCGGGTTCCTTCGACCCGTTCATGATCGACGACTCGTACATCGACCGGATCTTCGCGGCGCAGAACATCGACCCGATCTACGCGATGGATGCGCTGCCGGTCAACTCGAGCGTGGTGCCTCACTACGTCACGCAGAACTTCACGGCGTTCACCACGAACTCGGCGATCCCGGTCTTCCCGACGGCGCTGGTCTACTGGATCTTCATCAAGGGTTCGCTCCAGTTCCTCGACGGTGGTCGACTCGACCTTGGCGTGGTGCGCGACTCGACCCTCGACGCGACCAACGACTACGAGACCTTCGTGGAGACCTTCGAGAACGTGGCGAATCGCTCCTTCACCGGAGGCGTGGTCCAGGTCATCTCGGACCTGCTCCCGACGGGCGCTTCGAGCGAGGGCATTGCGGCCTAACCAACGATGTCGCCCAAATACACCATCGTCCCGGTTCCGGCGCCAGTACCGGACCCGCCTGTTCTCTCCCTCGTCTCGTGCGCGGTCATTCCGCCCACGGGGCAGGGTGAGGACGAGACGAAGTACGAGGGCCTTCGCGTACCTTCCGACATTGACCTCTCGGACCTAGAAGCCGAACTGGTCATTGATCGCGGCGAGCCGTGGCTGGGTGGATACGGGTATCTGCCTCGCAACTCCTCGGCGGCGATCAATCGCGCACTCGACGACTACACGACGACCGATGATCCTTTTGAGCCGCCGAACCTCGATCCCGTTGAGTTCGTTCCCTTTGCTGCTTTCACCAAGTTCACCCTGACCTCACTGGACTACCAGGCCGAGGACTTCGAGGAGCGCATCAACGACCAGTTGGACTCAGCCGTCCCCCAGGCCGTGGAGTTCGAGTTCTGGACGGGAACGATCGCGCAAGCCAACGATCTCCCGAACAACTACCTCGCGGGCCCGAACACCGTTGATGTAACCCCGGACCCCGCAGTCGCTGCTTCGGTCGAAGCCGCTGCCGCTCCGTCCCTGCCTCTGACCATCACCACCGGAACCAACGACACATTCGTTCTGACGAGCGACAACGACCCGAACTCGCCCGACACCTTCACCATCGCGCCGGGAACATACTCAACGATCGGTGCACTCGAAACGGCAGTTGCCAACGCCGAATCAACTGCCGACGAATCTCCACTCTCGACCTACGTCACCGTCACCGAGACGGGCGGGAAGTTGGTCCTGACCGAAAAGACCCGCGGCACCACCGGCAATGACGACACGATCACCGACGGCAACGACGGAGCGACCGCGATCGGTTTCACCAGCCCGGACTTCTCTGGTGGAACCGCAGGTACGGCAGTCTCGGTCCTCGAAGGACTCGGAAAGCTCCAGACCGCATCGAAGAATCTGGTCAGCGGTCAACCGTCCTTAGGTGCGCCGGGAATGATCCACTGCATGCCCGAGGCCGTGCCGAACCTCTTGAACTCTCGCCTGACGGGCAAGTACCTCTTGGACATGTTCGGGAACATCATCGTGCCCGGAATCGGATATCCAGGGACCGGACCGAGCGTCGACGCGCCCGCCGCGGGAACGTCGTGGATGTACTTCACGGACATGGTCTCGGTGCGCGTGCAAAAGACGGGTCGCATCTTCCCCGGTTCAGTGGCCGAAGCACTCGACCGCTCACAGGGCGGATACCCGAACACGATCACCTTTCGCGGTTTCAAGATTGCCGGTGCCACATTTGATGGAGCCCGCCAGTTTGCCTGTCTAGTCAGTCTCCCCTCGTGAGAAAGTTAAAAGGAGCATCATGAGCGAATCAACTCTGCCACCGGGCGGGATCGTCTGGGCCAAGTGCACACGCATCACGGCCCTAGACGGCGACGGGAACATCATCCCGGGCAACAGCGTCTTCGTCACCGACGCTCTCATGAAGGCCACCATCACACCCGTCAACGAGGCGGGCGACGCGATAGCGATCAAGAACGCCTCGGGCAACTTGGGAGTCTGGGCACTGAAGGGAGACATCCCGAAGTGGTACACGGTCGCTCTCGAGATGGTCTACCCCGACCCGCAACTCGAAGCCTTGATCTGTGGGGGAACGTTGTTCAG